GATGGGACTGTTCTAGCAATACGTGGTACAGGTAGCCACTCATTTTCTTCCTTTACATCTGTTGGTTGTGGTAATTTCCATTTGCCTAAACTCCTATTCATTAATCGTCATCGTCACTTTGTTTTTTAGGAGGCATTAACATAACACCACCACTTGCTTCTACCTGTATCTTTTCAGTTTTAATTAAACCTGTACGATCTAGTAGTTCCTTTGCTGCTGACATCTTATCTCTTAGTCCTAATTCAGTAGGGTCCATAAGTGCACTTGCCATTGCTACAGCAGCTTTAGGAGCATTACGTGCCATATACTGCTGTGTTGCTTCTAGTATTTCTTCCTTAAGACTCTTAACTACTACTGTGGTAGATGTACCATCTGCATAGCCAGCTAGTTTCTTAGCTGTTGCTACATCCCCACCTGCTTCGTCAAATAGTACATCTAGGAATTTTACCTGATTTTCTGTGTACTGTCTAGTCATTTAATTCCCCAGTTCGCATTATATCACTCAGTCTTGTAGCCCTGCCTTTTACCTGCTCTGCCCACCTACTGTCTAACATCTCAACTGCTGCATGATCATAGTCCTTATCTTCTATGGCAGACCACATCTTCTTAAACTTATTTAAACGTGGCATACCTAGATTAAAAGCCATGTTGACACACACCATTTGTCGTGGTGCATTTAAAATTGCCACACAAGGTTGAGCAGCAAGCAGTTCTCGTTCAGCAATGCCAACATCAACACGTAAGAGGTATCTAGCACCGTAAAGTGATATTCCATTTTCTCGTAAGTCCTTCATGTCAGCTAAACCTATGTGTTGTAATTCTGCAACAGTCAATGGTCTATCTTCAATATTTCTGCCTACACCTATAGTTTCTATACCTAGACTATCTTTATATATTTTTCTTTCCATGCCCTCATCTCTAATAAGCATGTCAAGTAATTTACTTAAATCGTACTTCATCTATTTCTTCTTAGGCATTGCAAAGCCAAAGTATGCACCAACAAGTGCAGACAATGAACCATACATCATCATAAGAATACTATCTGCTGCTGCAAACCTGTCAGGCCATATTAATACAGCAGTAGTAGCTATAAGCATGGTAGCTAGTGCTGTCCATGCCATATAGCGTCTGTTAGATTGATATGCAACTTTATCAACGATTACATTTTCTTCTGCCATGTTTATTACTCCCTATTTTTTAAATAACTTAGTGGCACTACGCACCCCAAATGACGCTGCCACGATTACCGAAAGGGCATATTTATACCAGTCAGGCATCAGTTGTAGTTGGTTAAACCCTATTTGAACTATATCTTCACAACCGGGTATAAACGCAAGCACAAGAGGTATCGAGAACAAAATTGTAAGCCACTCGTCTTTCCACGAGTTATCACTCGCTTTAGCCTGTGCTATATCCCAATCTATTTCTCCAGTTGCCTGTCTTTCCTTTATCTTTGCTTCACTTCTTATTGTGGTAATCTTAGCTTCAGACTTAGCTTTCTTTTCAGCTACCTGTCCTTCTAACCATGTGCCAGCTAGATTAGCTATTGGCCCAATCAATGTACCTAGCATTAAGCTCTCCTAAACCTAGCTGTCTTCTTAGCTATACCCTTTGGTTGCTTTACATGCTGTTTTTTACCTTCACGTTTAGCTTTGGTTGTAGCAGCATACTCAGAAGATGATAGTGACTTAATAGCTTTAGCAGGTAAATACCTTTCACCTGTAGCCTTTGGTCCTTGTGTAGATGGCTTACCTGACTTAGTACGCCAATCCTGCTTTGTCCAGTTTGCTAGACTCTGTTGTGATTTAGCTCTTGCCATTACTCAAAATCTCTCTGACTTTTAAACATCTCATTTTTATCATTGCCATGACAATCACATCTACATACATTAGGATCACAGCCACACTCTATACAGCTATCACATGTACAGGAAGAACCTACATTACACATGCACACTAATTCTTCTCCGCATTCACATGCCATTATGATTTGTAACCTCCACCTTTTTCTTTATATCTTTTTGCTAACATCTGGGCCTTACGTCCAGACCATTGTCCGGGTGCACCACCTTTACCACTCGCTTTAATGCTATTAAATAATCTTTTACGCATACCGGGCTGTGTATAGTTACCTGCTGCGTTAACTGTGCTACCACCCTTTTTTAATTTAATAGCACTTAATTGTTTAGACTGTTTCTTATGTGCAGCACTTGCCTTTGCCAGTTTACCTGCTACTTTTTTTATTACTTTTTTTGCTTTTGTTTTTACTGCCATTTGTCTTAATATCCTTTGCGTATAGATTATTAAATGTTACAGATGGATCTAAGTATGTCTCGTGTCCTTCTGCTGAGTGCACCCATTGTGACGGTACAAAGTCAGGTGCACCCTCTCCAGTTCTCCATAGAGCAGGACTCGTTGCCCTTACTCTATTGTTAGGCAGTGCTACAAAATTTCCTGTCCAGCTACCAGCATCTGTTAAATATATTACGTGTGACTGTTTATGCTGTGCAGGATCGTCTGCTATATCATTGCCTGTGTAATCTACGGTAAATAAGTATTTACCTGTATAGAGATCACCTCCTATCTTACACAACCAAGGTGATGAACTTACTCTATCCAGAATGACTGTACCATGTTCTCGTGACTCACAATCCCAAGGTTGGCATAGATGATCTTCCATTGGGTCAGGCCACTCTTCTAGAGGTATGTCAGCTACGAGTGCCTGTATCGGCATCCTTGCCCACATAGCTCCTCCATGTACATTCTCTTGAGGTCCATCTTCCCTGTCTATCTCACATCCAGTAAATACAACCTGAAAGCTCAGTGATCTGTCTGGTATGGTATTCACTGCAAATGCAATCCCATGTAGAAATTCACCGTGATATTTTTGATGGTTACTAGTGAACTCTCTACGTACCCAACAATTAAAGTGGGGTACATTACTTATAAGATTAGGCATTACCTACGTCTAGCAGCTCCACCTTTAGAGTACTTCTTTGTACCCTTTTTACCCATACCACCACCATACATTTTCTTAGTGGCTCCACCTTTAGACATCTTCTTTGTTTTCTTGTGCATAGGCATATTGTATTTATCCTTTCATCATTTTAGCAACTACATCAGGTCGTTGCTTTGCTAATGCTTTCAGACCGGGATTATCTTTAACCGATCCTCCTGCAACATACATATGTTTTTTATTATTTGCCATACCGCCGTATGCCATTTTAGATTTATCTCTTAATGCTGCTCTGCCTCTTTTCTTTTTAGCTTCATCTGCTGCAAGTCTATCTCGTACCTCCTGATTACGTGCAAGTATCTCTGCTCTTTTACTTGTAGTCTTACCTGTAAGCTCACCTGTTACTGGATCACCTGCATCATCAGTAGTTATTCTTTCTCTTTTTCTACCTGCTGGGTCCAGCTTCTCTGATGTTTTTTTATTCTTAGCTCTTTGTGTGCTACTAGATGCCATGTCTGCTCTTAGCTTACGTTTTGCTTCTTCTCGTAAATACTTAGCATAAAACGTTTGCTCTTCAGTTGTTCTATCTGCTTTAGCTTTACGTTCAATACGTGTAAACTCTTTTGCTCTTTTACGAGAACTGGCGTTTTCCATTTCTTGTGCAAATGATCTAGACTTGCCTCTGTTTACTTTACCTGATTTACCAGCATCTACTTCTCTAGATGCCTTTACAGATCCTTTTGTTACTGGGTCTAATCGTGCACCTTCTGCTTCAGTACGTTTCTTTTTCTTACCACTCTTACGCATTATCTTTATTAGTTTACCAGCACCTTTTGATACTATTCCCATTTTAACATCTCCATTTTCTTAACGACTTATTAATCCTTGAGTTAGGATCATTCCTAGTTTTTGCACTAGTTAGTTTCTTTTTCATACCACCCATCCTAGCACAAAAAGATTTACGTCTATTAGCAGCTTTAGATCCACGCTTAACATTCTTAGCAGTTACAGGTGGTTTAAGATTATGCCCACCTCTCTTAGCTTTTGCCCTACCTGCTGCCGTTAATCCACCAGTAGGACTCTTATCTTTCTTTGTAAACTGTACAGGTCTACGTTTTCTACCCGGTCTAGCCATCTTTCCATCCTTCAAGTACCATAGCATTCTCTACATGTTCCAGACTGTACCTAATACCTGTACGTTCCTGTATTGCAGCACGTACATAAAACACTTTGCTATGGGGTATATGTAAACATCTAAAGGTTTTATTTCTTAATGCGTCATAAAATGACTCAATTACTCTTTCTTTGTATAGTTTTACTTCTTTTTTCATTACTGTCAAGTTGTTTCTGTAATTATTTAATAATACCAAAGCTCATTGCTAATAATACAAAGCCTATTACTACAGCTATGCCTACAATTGCTCTGCTATTCATTGGATCTGATAGTATACTGGTAGCACGTGCGTATGCTTTCTTTGCAAATTCGTACATGCCATTAAAAAATGCTTTAATTTTCATAGATTATACTCCTTTGTATGGGTCAATGTCAATACTGGCTATTACAGCGTCTATATTTTCATGCCAATAATTTAAAAATTTATTAATACGTGGGTATTCTGGAATAATGTCCATAGTACCCCATAAAAATTCCTGCACTAAACTACTATGATCAGGCAGGTAGTAATAAATACGTATCAATACTGGTTCTCTAACTATCATACTACTTCATTTTAGAGTTCCATAAATCAAACAGACTCTTTACTTTCTCTTTTAGTACAACAATATCGCCATGCATCTTAGCTAGTACAATAATCAGAGTTATTATACCCAATAAAATAGGCCATATTGTTGATAATATTTCTATTACGGATAATTGATCTACCATTTAAGTGTTTCACTTTCAATGTTCACTGATGTGTTTTTATACTTAGATGTTTTTTAAGTTTTTATGAGAGGATAGTTTTAATATTCACTTAAGTGATCATTATAGTGTATAGTTATAGTGGCTCAATCAAACTCTGTCAACTAAAAAATGCATTTAATGTAAAAATAATTTATGTGTGTGTCTAATAGGATACATAAAGTTATCACTTGCCTGTATGGTTAACAGTGAAAATACCTGATCTGTGGTCTTATGTGTATATATACCTACCGTACCCCCACTGGAACCTGCCCGACCCTACCTGAATGAGCGTAGAATGTGTAGCATATCATGTGATGAGCCTAGTGTGTGTGCAATATGTGGTGTGACATATGCAATGTGACACATCATGTGCTATGAATCTACGATTTAACAATGCAAGTGTTGCACTATCACTTGTCACAGAATGATGACACTGAATATGCCGAAATATGAGATGTGAAAAGACCCTAACGCCGGACTACAAAACCCACAGATACCACCCCATCAAAAATGAAGTCCAATGTTGGACCATAGCTAACTACCGCGCAAGAAAAGCATAGCTTTCGCGCCAGAGTAGTTGGCACAGTTTTTGTCACCGATTTACCACACCAAACTCTCTCTTCTTTCTATTACTGTTTCTTACGTGTTATTACTTATACTTTAGTGAAAGTAATAACACTTAGAAACAGTTGAAAGAAAGAGAGAAAAGAAATGACAACCTCAACAGCAATAGCAATCATCCCATCAATAGACACTCTAGAGAGTGAAGGTTTAGCTTTAGCTAAGATGTACAAGACAGAAGTTTCCTCTGAAAAGAGGAGGTTCAACCAATCCATCAAGATGGATCAGCTAAGTTACCGTTTAGGTAAACTGATGGCTACTCTTTCTGCTGAAGCAGATGGTGGTAGAATTACTTCAGCTAGGCTGAAAGAAGTTGGCATAGCCAACATCGACAGAAGAAGAAGGTCTGAAGCACTTTGGTTTTACCAAGACTATGACAATGCTTTAGCATTCATCAAAGCCTCAAAAAAAGGCTTCACATCATTAACTGCTTTGCAGTCAGCAATGAAGAAAGCCGATAAGTCCAACGATGGACCTAACACCGAAGGTGGTGATGATGAAGAAGATACTTCAACATCCAATGTAAATGCTGAAAGCATTGTAGCAAATGTTTTAGCTACTGCTAAGAAGCACAACATCGACTTACAACAAGTTGTAGAGATGTTGATTGATAGTGCAACATCTACTGATACTTCAGTAGCAGAAAGTGAGGTAGCCTAATGGCAAAACACATCATCCCTATGGGATCTCATACTCCTTTGAGATCTCATTGGATCAATGAAGTTCCTGATCTTGACACTAAAGTGCCTTTGGTATATAGAATAGGTCAAGAGCAAGCTATGGCTGATGCTTTTGCAAAAGCCAAGCGTGACCACAAGTGGTCGCAATTACGTATGAAGGCAAAGCAAATCAAGTCCAATGTTGGACCTAACAATGGAGATAAAAATGACTAACGAAGTATCACGAGATGAACTCATGAATTCCTATAGCGATCTACACAAAGATGTGTGGGGATGTAGGCC